ATGTCTTTGTCTGTAGATCAAGTGTTTATAAAACAATTTGAAGCAGATGTTCATTTAGCTTATCAGCAAATGGGCACAAAATTACGTTCCACTATACGCAGTAAATCTGGCGTTGTTGGATCGTCTACTACATTTCAAAAAGTTGGCAAAGGTATCGCCAGCACAAAATCACGTCATGGAATTGTTCCTGTGATGAATTTAAATCACACCCCTGTGGAATGCACGTTGCAAGATTATTATGCAGGTGATTGGATTGATGCGTTGGATGAATTGAAAACAAACGTTGATGAACGTCGTGTTGTCGCGTCTGCTGGTGCGTACGCATTGGGGCGTAAAACAGATGAATTGATTATTGCAGCAATGAATTCTGCAACGCAATATGTTGGTGATTATTCAACAGGTTTAACAAAAGCATTGATTATGAGCGCTGTTGAAAAATTAAATGAAAATGATGTGCCAGATGATGGTCGCAGATTCGCGGTTGTTGGGGTGCATCAATGGAATGAATTGATGGCTATGAATGAATTTGTATCTGCTGATTATGTTGGCAGTGCAACACCATTAGTTGATGGCTGTGAATCTAGAAGATGGTTAGGCATCAATTGGATTTTGTGCAATTCTTTGCCATTAGCAAACAGCGATGACCGTGATTGCTTTATTTATCATGCGTCCAGCATTGGTCACGCATGTGGTCAAGAAGTAAAAACAGATATCACATGGCATGGTGAACGTGCTGCACACTTTATCAGCAACAGTATGTCCCAAGGTGCTGTATTGATTGATGCGGAAGGTATCGTTCGTATTAAGTGTGACGATGATGCTGCTTAAACATTTCGTAATATAACCAAAAGGAAAATCAAATGGCATTTCAAAATAAAAATTTGTCAGTAATTGCATATGCAAATGGTTTCACATTATGGCATTACAAAGAAAATGCAACACTGGCAACAATCACAGCATCTGGATATTTCGCTAATGTAAAATCTTTGATGAATTCTGGCGATATCATTTTAATCAATGGATCAAATGGAACAACTATCAAAGTATTGACTGTTGCAGCAGATTCAATCACTGTTGGTGCATTGTCTTAATTGTTTTTTATGTTTTATCAATGGGTCGTTGTATACGGCCCATTTTTTATAAAATAGGTATGTTAATATGTTTACAAAAATAGATTTATGTTCAATGGCCTTGTTAAAGTTAGGCGAAAAACCAATTCAATCTTTACGTGAAGATTCTGCGACTGCTCAGTTAGCACGAACTTTGTTTGACCCGGTTGTAGATACTTTGTTATCAATGTTTCCATGGCGTTTTGCAACGCAATCAATCGTGTTACACAAAAATACAGATGGTGATTTTGTAATACCTGCAAATGTATTACGAATCATAAAATGTGAAGGTAAAATTATCGGAAATAAAATAAATGCAGCAGCCGATACACTAGAAATTACGGCGATTATGCGTGTTGCACCTGAATCTTTTCCAAGTTATTTTGCTACATTAGTTGCGACAAAATTGGCGACTGAATTTTGTATACCTTTGGTTGGTGATATGAATGTTTTTAAGATGATAACTGCATTATATGAATCAGAATATCAATCTGCAAAATTTATAGACAGTACAACATCAAACCAGTCAAATATAGATGGATTTTCTTTGATAGATTCAAGATTTTAATCAAAGGGGATATTTATGGGAAATTTTCTTAAAACACAAAATTCTTTTTCATTTGGTGAAATATCTCCAGAATTTTATGCATCAAATAATTCAAATGGATTATCTGAACTAGAAAATATGGATGTGCTGGAATCAGGGGCTTTGCGGCGCAGACCAGGATTGCAAAAAATAAAAAACGTATCCAGTGGCGCAATAATTGTTCCTTTCCCGATAACCGAATCAGAAAAATATTTATTGGTTATTTATAATCTATACATGGACGTATATTGTAATGATGAGAAAATTACTACTGTGAATACACCATGGATGGTGCCAGATTTAGCCAAATTGCAATATGCACAGCGATTCAATAAAATATTTTTTACACATCCGGATTATGCACCGCGAGTATTAACACGTGTTGGCAACACATTTAATCTTAGTGTGTTTGCTTTCAGCGCTGGTGAAAATGGCGTGATAAATATGCCATTTATGAAATTTGATGATGCAACGAATGTGAATATAACAATAACTACAAATAATCTTGGCAATAATTACGCAACGTTTACAACTAACGTTGATTTCTGGACACAAGATGCAATAAATGAAAGAGTATATGTAGATGGGAAATATTGGACTATTGCTGCTGTCCAAGATGAACGAAATGCAACTGCTTTTATAAATGGTTCGTATACTGTACCAGATGCACCCGTGACAGATTGGTATGAAAGCGCGTTTAGCGATAAACGTGGATGGCCGGCATGTGTGTCATTTCATCAAAACAGGTTGATTTTTGCATGCACAAACAGTGCACCTAATTCGGTTTGGATGTCCAAAGTTGGAGATTATTATAATTTTAATGCAGGCACAGGTTTAGATGATGAAGCAATCAGTGTCACATTGTTATCCACGCAACATCATCAAATATGCACAATCGTTAGCAGTGATAAATTACAGATATTGACATCTGTTGGTGAATGGGCGATTTCTAATTCACCATTAACACCATCAAATGTGAATATAAAACAACACACATCTGTGGGCAGTATTTCAGATAGGTATTTGCCACCACAAAAAATAGAATCAAGTACAGTATTTATATCTGAATCTGGCAAAGATATTCGTGAATTAGACTTAGATGTTATCGGTGAAAATTATAGTGCTACTGATTTATGTTCTTATTCTAAGCATTTAATGAATAATCCGGTCAGTATGGCATACAATCAAAATACGCACCAATTATTTGTTGTTATGGATGATGGCAGTATGCGAGTATTAAACAAATACGTCAGCACAGATATTTCTGCATGGGCAACATATATAACAGATGGACTTTTTAAATATGTTTGTGTTCTAGATAATACAACATATGTCATAGTTAAACGCGGCACAAAATCAGCACTGGAAAAATTCGATTCTGGATGCTTGAAAGATGTTGATACATATGGTTTTTCTTGCACAATATCTGCATTTCCGATGATAGTCAATGGGCACGGTCCAAAGAAAATTCGTGCTCGCAAAATATCAGTACGTGTAATAAACACTAAAACACTATTCGTAAATGGATATCGCGTAGAAATACCAAACGAAGCATTTGTGGACAACAGCCTCGGATATACAGGCGATTTAGTTATCAATTTACTGGGTACAGAAAATGACACATTAAAACCTTTGTGGACAATTTCCAGCAGTGAACAATTACCTATGACAATATTGTCTGTGACAATTGATGGAACGTACGTAATATAAAACAAAAGGATATTTTATGGGACAACTTGTATCTGATGTGACAAAAATTTTAGACTATAAAAATACTAAGAAAAACGCTGAAAATCAGCGTCAAAAAATACTAGCACAAATAGCAGAAGATGAAGCAACAAAAACGAATTTAATAAAAAAAGTTTTGTCCGCACAACGAGCAAAATATGGCGCAACAGGAAATTCTGGAAATGGTTTTTCTGAAACTGCGGTATTAAAACGTTTACGTGATGAAACAGCAGAACCATATGACGAAAAATACAAAAATAATTTAGAAAAAATACAAAATATTAAAACAAATAAACCGAATTTGTTAAAAGCATGGCTTTCCAAAATAGATAAAATAGCAGGATAGGTGATAATCATGTATAAAATAACATACACAGGAAATGGAATAGATACAGAATTTAGTTTTTCATTCCCTTTTTTTCAAAATGCTGATATCAAAGTGGCGATAGATAACGAATTATTAAGTGATAATCAATATACTGTTGTTCCAAATAATAATTTCATCGGCGGCACAGTTCAATTTGATTCGGCACCACAATCATGTGTGCAAATTGATATATTTCGCAAAATTTCGTTAAACCGAGTTATTGATTATCAGCCTACAGAAAAGATAGATCCTGAAGATTTGAATTCTGATTTCAATTTTATGTTGTCTGTTTGCCAAGATTTACAAAATATGGATACTGATAATACAGATTGGGAAAACGTTCGTGATAATTTGTTGACCAAGGTAGAATATACTTTGAATTTAATAACTGATAAATTATCTGGGGGTGGTGTGTTGGGACTATACAATAATTTGCTAACGGTTCTGGATGGAGCTTTGCCACAACTGATAAATGATTATGGTTCTGTGACAGAAAGACCAGATATTGAATACAATGACGATTACGGCAGCCTTTGATTTTTTACATGTATGGAATAAAATACTGGGGTTTCAAACACCGCAACATCACGAACAAATAATGCGTTTTTTGGTAGAGATAATAAATAATGAACCACACCGTGGTTTGTTAAATGCGTTCAGACATTCTGGAAAATCAACAGTAGTGGGGATTTTCGCGGCTTGTGTTTTGTATTATAAACCAGAAACAAGAATCTTAATATTATCAGCGGAATCTGGATTGGCTTCACGGATGGTAGGACATATTAAAAATATTCTTGAAAATCATCCGTATTGTTCAGATGTTTTACCAGATGTAAAAAAAGAGTGGGGCGTACATAAAATTACAATAAAACGCCCCATAGGTATAAGAGAGCCATCTGTTATATGTCAGGGCATTTCAGGAAATATTACAGGGTTGCGTTCAGATTTGATAATTTGTGACGACGTAGAGGTTCCTAATACGTGCAATACCCAGCAAAAAAGAAACAATTTACGCGAAAGATTGCGAGAGTTAGATTTTATACTGTCACCAAATGGAACGATGATTTATATTGGTACACCACATACGAAAGATACAATCTATCAAATATAATTATTTTTGATTAGATGACAAATATGTACGTAATTTTGCCAAAATCTCTTGCCCTTCGTCACCGAACATAGGCAAGTAAGTTTCGAATTCAGGCATATCAGCTTGGATTTGTGCACGACTGCGTTCTGTGAATGTTTCAGAAGTCAATTCTTTGGCGGAATCCCACATTTGATACGCCTTGTCGGTGCGGATAACATTTTCCCATTTTGCCAATGTATCTTTGTCTTTGGATAATATTGCTTTGATGTCTTCTTTCCAATTATTACCAAATTTTTGAACGCATTTTAAATGTTTTATGTCATTTAATGATTCTGTATTTGGTTCGAACTTATCCAATGCAAATTTTAACTCTGCAAGCTCTTCATCTGTTAAAGAAATATTAGATGTTTGAACGGCCATCAAACCACCGTATGGCAACAATTCGGGGTCAATTGTATCCATTGGGGTTTTACCGGAACGTAAATTTTCTATATGTTTAATAAGACGTTTACCAGTCGGCAATTTTTCCAACTCTGCGATAACATTTGGATCGTTAGATTCTGCAATTAGCATACGATTTACCGCCGACCAACCACCAATTAAAACATGTTCTTGGCGATAAACATTCAAAAGGCGTTGTGCGATAACATGAGCTTGTTGTTGCATGGTATTCCCCCCTTAGTTTTATACCTATGTTATTTCATGACAACCATAATCACTTTGTGCATTGTTGAAGCGTTCAATTTTTCTTCTGGGTTTGATATGTGCCCATGAAGTTTGCCATGAGAATCTTGACGGACAGTAGCGATTTGCACATCAACTACATCATTTGGTGTCAATTTTGTAAAATCAGCATCCATACAAACAGCTAAATCACCAGCCACAGGTTTAGCATTTGCATCAACAAACACATATGCTGATTCCGGGATAAAGCCACCAAGACGTTTAGAATTTGGAACAATTGCATAAATATCGCTGATTCCTTCCAAAGAACTTGGAGCGGCAATCATATGTTCATCAGATTTTTTCAATTTGATAGATTTACCATTTGGTATACCAAACACTGGAACCAATTTCTTGCGGGCATTGTCATACAATTGTGCACCAAAAAGTCCACCGTGAATGTCAAGACCAGATTGTGGATTCCCAGGTTCTAACACAGATTTTACGCGCTCTTTAACTTTGTTTATCTGTTTGGTCAATTCGCCAGCTTTGTAAAGTTTTGCAATTTCTTCAAATAATTGGTCGGCAGTATAGCCAAAAGTATTTGCCAACAAGTCTATTTCGTTTTCGTAAACTTCGCGTTGGCCAACTTCTATTTTATGATAAACAGACAGAGTCATCTTAGCTGCTTTGGCTGTTTGGGCAATAGTTTTTTCTGCACGTTGACGAATTTTGCGCAAACCAGAACCAAATATTTTCAAACCACTGCCTTCGTTATCAGTCAAACGACGTTTTATCTCGTTTTGCCATTGATTAGCGACAGCATCTGTTTCATGAATAAATATATCGGACAGTTTGCAACCTAGAATGGTGCATACGTTCAACAATTGTTTTTGATTTAATCTGCGAACGCCTTTCTCTATTTTTGAAACAGCAGACAGTGACAAATTAGCACGTCTAGCTAATTCTGTCATTTTCATGCCCTTAGCGGCGCGTAAAGTTCTGATGTTATTTGGAAAGATTATCTCTTCTTGTGCCATCGCGGACTCCTTATTATATTGTTGACAAAATAATAGTCAAAAAATATTGATTTGGCAAGAAAAATAATTAAATAATGTCGTCTGGGATATCGTCGACATTTACAACAGTTTGTGTTCCAGAATTATCATCGCTTGTATACTGGGTTTCGAAGCCGCCATCATCAGCCATGGATGGCATTCCAAAAGTATTCAAATTGTCGAACAGATAATATTCGCCAGTAAAGCTTAAATGGACTGTTTCTGGTTTCCCATGACGGTTCTTTGCGATGATTATATCTGCTTTGTTTCTAGATTTATCAAGACGACTTTGCCAATGTTGTGTTGCGTTTTCAGATGCCATGCCTGATAAACGTTTTTCGGGTGAACGATCCGCCAGATAATATTCTTCGCGGTATGTAAACATAACAATATCAGCATCCTGCTCAATAGATCCAGAATCACGCAAATCGGAAAGTATTGGTCGTTTATCATCACGTTGTTCAACGCTACGTGATAACTGAGACAATGTTATCACAGGAACATCTAATTCTTTGGCTAAAATTTTAAGACCACGTGTAATCGTTGATAATTCTTGGACACGATTGTCGTTTGTTTTGCCGCCTGGCAATTTCATCAACTGTAAATAATCAATCACGATAAGTGCGATTCCACCATATTTACGAGCAATTCTGCGTGCGCGAGTTTTAATAGTTGGAACAGACATATCTGCCGTGTCATCAATTACCAAAGGTATTTTTGACAATGCATTTGAATATTCAGACATTTTCATAAAATCTTCGTCTGTTAAATTACCTTCGCGCATATGGGCAGCAGGAATTTTTGATTGAGAAGATAATACACGTGCAGCCAATTGGTTTTGTGACATTTCCAAACTGAAGAATACGACGGCGCCCTTGTACTGTTCATTTGCGCGTCCGTTGTATATTGCATTTGCTGCATTAAAAGCGATATTCATCGCCAATGTCGTTTTACCCATACCAGGACGCCCAGCGATTATTATCAAATCGGAATGGTGTAATCCGCTTATAGAACGGTCAAGTTCGTCAAGACCTGTTGTTAAGCCAGACAATTTGCCATCGGCTTTATATGCAATTTCTGCCTCTTGCAAAGCACCTTTTAATGCATCGCCCAATGTAGCAACACTTTGTTCTGATTGTCCAGTCAGCGCCAAATTAAATAATTGCTGTTCCGTAGATTCTATTTGAAAATCAACAGATTTATCTGGGTCTTCTGTATACGCATTTTCGATAATATTTTGTCCAAGCTTGATTAAATCACGACGGCGTGCATTATCAAAAATAATACGACCATAATGTTCAACATTTACAACTGTTGCCCCAGCAGATGCCAATTTGGATAGGTATTCAACACCGCCAACCGTTTCCAATGCGCCCTGTTGTTCAAGATACGTTTTTGCTGTTATAACATCAAATGGTATACCAGCGGAAAACTGGCGCAGTGCTAATTTGTAAATTTCTTGGTGTGCAGGATGTGAAAAATGTTCTGGCAACAGGAATTCCGCCACAGATTCCATTGCGCGATTATTCATCAGCACCGCAGCCAGAACGGCCTGTTCTGCATCCAAATTTGTTGGCAAAGTTTTCGGAGTAAAGTCCATGTCTTTTAGATTAAACAAAAATTTTGATAATGCAATACCTTTTTTAAAAGGTTATAAACAATTAAAGATACCGATAATAGATAATACCGGAAATCCGGCGTGGCCAGAGATGTTTCCAGCCGAAAAAATTCGCGAATTAGAACGTATTGTGGGGCCTCGACATTTTTCTGCACAAATGATGTTGGAATATGTCCCCGAAGAACGAATTCATCTGGATCCTGGGGCATTACATTTTTATGATGATAATTTCGACAGCAGATATGCAAAAATAGGTGAACACATCATTACTGGTGTTTCGTTATATTGGGATCCTTCGTCTGGACATGCTGTTTCAGATGGTAGTGTTTGTGCGCTAATTTATCGTGATGACAAAGCAAAAAACGCTTTTGTTCATGATATCTTATATATCTGTGTGGATGACGATGATATACACCCATTGGCAACCCAATGTCGCCAAGTGTTATCTTTCATGCAAAAGCATAAAATAAATTATATCGGTATAGAAGTAAACGGAATAGGTAATGCATTACCAGAAATTATGAGACAGATTGCAAATACTGAACATATTTCAATCAATATTATACCAATTTCAAATCATATAAAAAAAGAAACAAGAATTTTGAATGCTGTAGAACCTTTGTTAAACACAGGTCGTCTTTATATGCACAATTCTATAAAACAAACAATTTTATTGTCTGAAATGTTGGCGTGGACACCAATTGGTTCTGCTGAGCATGATGACGGATTGGATGCTGTTGCAGGTGCATTGACTATGACACCACACGGAATAAAAAGTGCGCTAAATAAGTCTGTGATTATGAAAGCAAACACAGAATTCAAAATATAAACCAAAGGAAAAATAAAATGCAAAAAAACACTATGCAATTATATAAACGTGCGCTGGATGAACGAGATATTTGGTTGAATCGTTGGAAAACAGCTATGCGTTATACAATTCCAACAAACGATTCTGATTCGGCAACTTTGTTTGATGCGACTGCATCTGATGCAGTAGACAATTTGGCTGCATCAATGTATTCGTTATTGACACCACCTGAATCTTTGTGGATAAATTTAGTTCGTGAAAGTGAATTATCGCCTGATGCAGGCCAAGCAACATCAATGTTGCGCGCACATTTGAACGATTCAAATTTTTACACAACAATACATCAATGTTATACAGATTTAGTCGTATTAGGAACGGCGTGTTTGTTTATGGCTGAAAATCCAATTGGTTCAGATTCTGCTTTTTCTTTCACTGCAATTCCAATGACAGATATTGCGTTATTACCAGGTGCGGTTTTTCATACTACGTCATTACCTGCGTGTGATGTTATGGAAAAATATCCTAATTTTGTTTTTCCAAACAATTTTCAAGATACAATTAAAAACAATCCGCAAACCCCAATCAGATTAGTTCAATCTTTAATCGGAACAGATTTTACAGCTTGGGTTGATGTTGGCGGAGATTTTGAAAATAATGTTGTCGCACGAGGAACCTTTGAAACGAACCCTTATATAATTTTCCGCTGGTCTGTGGTCAGTGGCGAAATATATGGCCGGGGACCTGTGTTGCGTGCGTTGCCTGATATTAAAACAGCAAACAAAGTTGTAGAATTGGTTTTGAAAAATGCAACTATCGCGGTTAGTGGTATTTGGCAGGCTGATGATGATGGTGTTATAAATCTATCAAATATAAATTTAACCCCAGGTGCAATTATTCCAAAAGCAGTTGGCAGTTCTGGTTTAACACCGTTGTCCAGTGGGGCTGATTTTGATGTTTCACAAATCGTATTGCGTGATTTGCGTGATAGAATCAGACATTCTTTGTTGGCGGACAGATTAGGACTGCTGTCTGATAAAGAAATGACGGCAACCGAAATATTAGCACGCAATGCAGATATGGTTCGCATATTGGGCGCAACATATGGCCGTTTATTACACGAATTTATAAAACCGTTGTGTGAACGTGGGTTGCAAATATTATCACGTCGTGGATTGATAGAAAAAATATCTTTGCACAGTGATGCAGAATTAAAATACCAGGCTCCAATTGTACAAATGGCAAACGAAGAAATGTCAATCATATAGGAACAAATAAATGAAAGATATTGAAAAACATTATGCACGTGTGTTTTCTGGAAATTCTGGGAAACAAGTTTTAGCACATTTGCGTTCTTTGACCATAGAACGTAAATTTGGACCAAACGTTTCAAATGATGAATTGCGTTGGTGGACTGCCCAAAACGCATTAGTGCATCAAATAGAAAATTTAATAGAGCGGGGGAATAATCCAACATAA